TTAATGCAGCACTAGATGAATATGAAAATGCTGATGTTGAATGACCAAAACTTCTAACAAGTTTACCCCACTCTGGTGCGTTTGTTCCTTGCTTTAATATATCTGCCGAGTTTCCCTTTGCAAGTCTTACATAGTCAGTTCCATTATTATATAATATGTCACCTGCTGCATCGCTTCCCATTGCTATTTTTGCTCCGTTAACTGCGTTGTCTTGTATGTCTACTGTCTTTATTAGGTTTTTATAAGGACTTGTAGCTGGAGGTGCACTTGTAACTGATGTTACCTGACCACCACTTGTAACGGCAGTTCCTATCTTAATACCGTCTGTAGGTGTTGACCCAGTAGTGTTTGTTGTAAAACTCCAAGACTCTGCCTCAGAGTTACCATCTCTTGCTAATACTACATAAATATGATTTGTTGTTGAATCTGACAAACCTGTGACAGTTTCAGTTGCAGTGCTCTGTACATATAATCCCTTAAGTCTTAATACCCCTGCTGCAACTGTGCATTGCAACCCATTGTTATTATCAGCAACTGTAAATCCACTCTTTACATAATCTGCTACTATGTCAGATGAATGAAATCCTTCAAAATCAGATGGCTCTATTACTTTTGCTGATACTGAATCAGATCTTGGTATTAGTATTTTTGTCATAAAACACCTACAATGATAACTGCCATTCTACTATGGCTCTCTTGCTTGATGTTTTTACCAATGGTGAACTGTCAATTTGCCTTGCCCATAACAAAGGAGTTCCTTGACTGTCTCGTATTCCTAATTCATTCCATGTGAAATTTGCCTCACTATATCCAAAATCTGCATTTATGTATAATGTTGGTCTAATATAGACCCTTTCATCACTAGCAACAGTCTTCCATAATTTATTTGATGATGCCTGTAAATCAGTATCTGCTGCTGCTGCTGCCGTTGTCGAGTCGCCAACGCCTATACTGTTGGCATATCCACCACCACTAACATTTCCTAGATATTTAAGAATTGAATCCTTTCCTACGTTTACAATTAGATTTTTTATAGTATCATCTTTAACCACTATTTCAGTTCCATCAGGCTGTTTCTCCCAAGCACGAATTCTTACATGACCATTTAATGGTATTATTTCATCACTCATTATGTACTCCCATATACATCTTGTGTTTTTCTAGACCCATAATTTGAACTTCCCCAAGTAGCCCTACTCTTATCATATTTGTTTACTACATCACCCAAATTTAAACTTTCCGAAAAGTCTTCGCTTATGATCTGAATTACAGTATCAGTAAGAGCAAGTACCTCTTCTGGTGACTCATAGTCTTGAACGTCTTTTACCCTTGTTAAAGCACTCTCGAAATCATGCATTTTCTTTGAAATCTCTACATCATGATCAAAGAAATCAAAGTAATATTCCCCTACTGTTATTACTGTCTCCATATCAGGGAAACTCCATTTTATGTTTTTAACCACAAAACTACTATCTATTCCAAGACCACTGTTTTTTACTCTTATTACATCATTTTCTTTAATGTAGTTAATAAGCGTTCCGAATTTAAGTTGGGTTCTTTGCAAAACAGATTTATGCCTGTTTAGATATGACTGTACTAAACGGACTCCATCAGTTCTATTATTAACCCAAGACAATGTTAATGTCTTTGAATGTTTTCCATATGTTTCTATACTGCTTCGTTTCTCTCCCTGTATTACCATTGGTATTTCATAGTCATATTCAATGGCAACATTATTAACACCAGTAACTGGTGCAGTAGTGAATGTTACATTTTTACCAGCCGAATCTACAGTATAATCCTCTTCTGCTATTAAAACATCATATGAATATGTAATAACCACATTATTTGTTCCACTTGGAGGAAAATTACCTTGTGTAAAAACAATTTTTTGACCTACTGTATCTACGTTATAATGAGTACCTGCTGTCTTTACAGTTCCAGCAACAGTTACAGTCATTGTATTTAGCATACCTTCTTCTATTTTCTTAGAAAGTTTGAATGTATTTTCTGCACCGTTTGCACTATGAGTGTCAGTGGTATCATTACCACCAGCCATTACTTGTATTGAAGTACCTGAATATTGGAGACTAAATACTTTGTTTGATCCATTTCCATCAAAATTTTCCCTTGTCCAATATGCTAATGTTTCTCCTATTAGTGTTACAGAATTAATAACTTTGGCATCATCATATCCACTTTGCTCTACTAATACTTCATTACCATGCTCAAATTGAATGTTTTCTATAGCTGTAAATTCTAATGGTTCAAAGAAAACTTCTTCTAAGGGAGTGGTATAAAACATAAAATTTGTAAAGAATGAAAAATCCCTTAAAACATCTACAAGCTTACCATCTGAAAGATATTTATCCAATGTCAATCCAGTAGATTGCCTTGCAGTAAATGATAAATCTGTACTTGTTGTTACCAAGTCATTTAATATGTATTCAGGTGTTTTATCAGTATATTCATTACCACGAACATTAACTTCTGCCAATACCTTTCCGAAACTCTGTGCTATTACCTGCTGAGATGCAAGACCAACATTAATTTTTGTTATTCTACCACCAAATTTTATGGTAGATCTTGGATTCTTTTTTGAGTATATTATAGTTGCCTTTTCATCTTGAATGGTTGCTCCTTTGTATAGTCTGAATCTTAATATTTTACCACTTAAAAATGATCCACCAAAATCTTTTCCTATCAACAATGCATTGGCATCAGTGAGATTTGTATTAACAGTTGCAGTTCCTTTTGATACATTATCCACGTATAATGTTATTAGATTATCTGAATCTCTGGTTACTCGTATGAGATGTTTTTCTCCATCATTAAACCCTGCTGAAGAACTTACTATATTTGTTGATCCTATTTTAAATGTAACACTACCAGCAGTTGTTTTATTTACTGATATAGCCCATCCGTTGGAAGTTGAACTTCTCTTTGAAAGTAAATATTGTTCTGCTGTAGATGACCATTTTGCCCAGATAAAAATATCAAAAACTCCAGACAAATCAAGATTGTTATTATCTGGAATACTTACAAATGAAGTTGAACCATTAAATGAAGCTTGCTTTCCGTAAAAATCATCTTCATCTTCATAAGTAATTGCTGTTGCTGAACCATGATTAAATGTACCACTCTCATCCTTTACATTTAATTGAAAATTCAAAAGAAGTGAAAGATCATCAACCTCTACAAAATCTTGAACATAATATAATTTATCATTTATTCCTACAGTTTCATTTTTTGGTAAATCTACAGTAATCTGATCTATTGCACGATCTCCCTCTTTGCTTAATTCTGATCTTAATAGAGTTCTTCTGGTATAGTTTGAACCAGTTAATATCTTCACTTTGGTCATTCTGGCTCTGCTGCAATTACTGCACCTGCTACGAAGTTCAATGTTGCATTCCAAGTTATAGGTGTTGTACCTGCTTTTGCTATTTCTATTGATTCAATTAATCCAAGCCTTGATATTCCCAAATTACCAAGTATTATTTGATATTTATCTTCTATATATGTTGATTGAAATCCAGAATATGTAGATGATGCACTTTGATTATTTATTAAGAATTTAACCTGATTGTCTGCCAATTTTATTGTAGTATCAGAACCAAAACCGAATGGTGTTGTTCCTCCACCGACAGTATTACCATTATCATCATAATTATTTGGTAGAACAACACCAATGGAACTTTCATCATCATGTATTACCCAAGAGATAGATATTCTCATTGTATTACCTTCTGCCTTTGTAAGTATGTTCTGTGCATCACCATATAATGGTAGTGGCATTGCAGTAGCTGGTGTTCCCAAAGTTATGTTCAAGTTTCCAAGATTCTTTATCAGGTATCTATATTTCTTACCATTAGATCCAACACTACTTGCATTTGTATTGAATGATCTAATTTCTATTATTTCTGCCATTTTATATTATACCTCTTCTACTATGTGATTCGTGAAGAACTCTTTCTATTATTGGTTTTATTTGTAACAAGTCAATATCCTTGCTCATCTTGTCAATATTAATATTAACATTTACTACTTGGCTATTACTTGTAGAATTGTTATTAATACCACCCATTGGTGTAACCATCTCACGACCATTCTCTCCGAATGTCCACAAGTCGCCTGAATTCTGTCCAATACCAACAACTGGTTCATCTATAACACCTCCATATTGTCTGCTTCTTCTTTTTGCAATAGTTGTATTAACATATGATGTTGCACTTGCTCTTAATCTTGCAAATAATGACAGAATGTATGAATATGTATTTACGAATAGATTTGCAGTTTGTTCTTGGGCTTCAACTTGTGAATCAACATTTTTAAGAATCTCTTGTATTTTTTCATCTTGTTCTGTTTTCCATTCTGCTATCATTGCCTTTTCATCTTGAATTGCTTTTGCATCTACTGCTCTTTGTTCTTTCATAAATTCATCTACCCTTGCTTGTCTCATCTCAACTTCTAGCATTCCCCATTCCTTATGCCTTAATAATCTCTCCATTCTTTCTTTGTAATCCTCATCAGCAATACCTTCAAGACCAGCAACCCATTCATAATATTTATCAAGTAACGGTTCTGCTATATCTTCCTCTGTCTTTGGAGTGGTTTGTACTTCAGCTTCTTCTTCAGTGCCTGACATTGAACCAGCCTCTTGTGATGGTTTGTATACATTTTCATACCACCAAGTTCCCTTCATGTTATCTTCTACCCACTGTCTCATTTCATCAGTATATGTTTTATTAACCTCATCTTGAACCTCCTTCAAAGTACCTTCTGCCATTTTATTTAATGGCTCAAGAACTTTTTCTGTATTTTTACCCATCTCTGTTGTAAGACCTGATACGACTGTCGTAGTTGCTTCGGTTACTAATCCTTCAAAATCACTAACACCACCCATATCCATAATCTTTTGATCTATGGCTGCTACGTTAGCCTCTATTGCTGCAACATCAATCTTTCCACCAAAGAAACTAGCCAAACCAGATGAATTATACCATTCTGCCAAACCAAGCATTACATGTTGCCCTGCCATCTCAGCCAATAATCCAAGATATTCCAATGGATTTGAAAAGAATGCAACTATATGGTTTCCTACTTTTTCACCCATCTTGTATGCACCAGCACCCATAGTCTTTACATTTTCAGCTCCCCACTTTAATAATTTAATTGAAATTGGTTTGAATATTCCTCCGAAAAAGTCACCGATAGGTCTTAAGATAAGTGTAAAAGCCGTACTCATAATTTTCATAATTCCTTGTGCTATTGGAGATGACTCTATAGCTTTTCCAATTACACCCATTAAGATTCCAGCACCACCACCTGCAAGACCACCTAGTATTCCACCACCTTTTTTCATAGCTTCAGCACCCTTGCCTGTAATTGACATTAACTTATCTCCTCTACCCTTAGTAAGTTTATTTAATAATCTTAATGATGATTTTCCAGCCTCTCGTTCTCTTCTATCTTTTTCATTTTGATTACCTGCTCCTCTTGCAGAACCTATTGGTCTTGCATCAGTTCCTATTTCTTCCATTCTATCCTTTGTTTTTTGTGGGTCTGTCAAAAATTCTAATGTCTTTCCGAAACCTGTCTTTCCTAGTGTCTTACCCCAGCCTTTTCCCATAAGAGCTTTTGCTCCAATTCCAGTTGCAGTTCCACCAGCAGCAGTAAATGCAGACATTGCAGCACCTGCCATACCACCTGTCTTTCCCAGTCTTTCTAATTGTCTTGATAATCTAGCAAATGCTCTTTCTCGATTTTTGTCTGTCCATATCTCTTTTTCCAGAAGTTTCGATTTTTTTCGTTCCAGAATTAAAAATTTAGATCTTTCAGACTGTAATTCTGATGTCACTTTTATGTTTTCTTTTTCCAAGTTATTTTGTAATATGATGTTTTTTGTGTTATCATCTAAAGACTTTGCAAAGTTGCTACTTTTACCTGTGTATTTCTCCATACGTTCACTGAACTTATTTAAAACCTTCTCTAGTTTTTCGGTATCAAATTCGATCTTTATACTATTATCTGTAGCCATTAAGATGTATATAAATCGTTTCTATTTAAAGTTTTTAGGTGGTGGAGGTATCTTTATATTGCTTTTGATCTTGTCATTCATCTCTTTATGAATAGTAATCAGATTTCTTAAGTATTTGATTTTTTGCCTGTCGACTTGCTCTTTATCCCATCCGAATTGGGTTGCACAAAAGTAGTAGATTGTGGCGAATCCTCGTTCTGCTTCTCCGAGCCCATGAACGTTGTCATCCAATCCTCTAAGAACTTCGCTAAAGGGTAGTCTTTCATCACTCCAGAGATGATCTGCTTTGCTACGCTAGCTTTCAAGTTGCGTATGGATGCAGCCGAGCCAAGTTGAAAAGGTGCTTTTCGTATTACTTTTAACAATACTGATTGCCTATAGTTTGGTATGTTTACTTTAGGTTTTGTTACATCTGATAGATCTACAGATGAACTTACTATTGCTTCTAGTTCCCCAAAAGTTAAATCATCCTCGTATTGTATTATTTCCTTTTTACCGTCAAAATCAATTTCAAATTCTTTTAATGCCAATATTGTATTACAAATAATGGTATTTATAAGTCTTTCTACTCTTCAGCAGATTGATTATTCTTTGCTGCTATACTTAGTGATTTTATTCTCCACTCAATATTTTCAAACACAGGTTCGTTTGGTGATATTCCATCAATGCTCAAACTAGTTGGTGATAGACCAGTTCCAGTTAAGGTTATACTGTCTCCAGTGTTTTCTGTAAATGCAATTTCTAATTCTGGTGATCCTCCTACTGTTTCACCATAAGTTCCACTACTAGTACCTGCTTTTATTTGCTCTAACATGTCTTCTAATACTGTCTTGTTTATCAAAGATGCTTTGAAAGATCCAGTTATGTCAAATATTTGTCTGTAAGAATCTACTGCTTGATGTGAATTTAATCCGTATAATAATGATGGTGTTTGGTTAATGTTTATTGTCAAGTCTTGTACTTGTGCAACTACACTTCCACCATATTTTAACTGTGCATGTGCAAATGTATATGGGAATGTATTTGCTGTTGGCTCAGTTGGTGCTGTACCAAATGTTGTTGCTGGTGCGTCTTCCTTTCCATATGAAGCAGATAATGAACAATTTACTGTTTGTCCAATACTTGTTGATATTGATAATGAACTTGCTACACATCCTTTCAGTGTTCTAACTATATCTCCACCTGATGAATCTGATGCGTTAAATCCAACCTCAACTGAAAATGATTGTGGTTGTTTATTTATACCGTTTGATGCATGTGGATATGTATATGTATAAGGATCTGATGAGCCTGTTTTTGATGGTGTTCCTAATAGAGTTCTTAAGACCCAAGGATTACTTAGAACAAAGTCCATACTAATCTCACCTGATTGCTGACCATAAGCATATGATTCATATGTTACTTGATTTAATGCTGCCAAATCTACTCTGTTATGAGTTAATGACCATGATGTTAATGCGTCTTGAATACCAAATTTCTTATCTATGGTTGCTGAACCACCATATGTTGATTCCCAACCATACTTAACATAAGTCTGTGCACCTGTTCGTACCATTATAAATAATAATCTCCTTGTTTCTATTTAAAGATTATGGGTTAAGTTTCCTATATCTAGCACTTATTGTGTGCTTAAACATATTCCTATATGTATCATTTTCTGATAAACTGGTTAAAATTCGAAGATCAACAAACCCATCTCTCCTTATATTTGCCTTTATAATTCTATCTACTTCACTTGCTACATTATTATGATGGTCTTGATTTTGATATGTTCTCACCTCTATTGCCACATCTACCTCTGATAAATGGTCAGTTCCATATAATCCCCAATATTGAACATTTTCCTTTCTTGGATATATTAGTATATTATCCCTTCTTGAATCAACAAATCCAACTGCCTTCTGTTCATAACTTTTTGTTATCATAGGAGTTGAACCTATAGTCCAATTATCTGCCAATAATGACTCCATATCATCCAAACTATCATATATTGCTATACCCATTATAATTAATATCACGTAAAGTTACTTATATTCTTTCTTGACTAACTTGCACCATAAGTGTGTTTTTACCTGTATGGCTTCTTAGTATTCGTATCTATAGGAGTCCATAACCATATACCTGTCTGTTTACCAAATTTCTTTATAGATGACGCTACATCTCTTGCTCTCATTATCCTTTTTCCAATATTTTTAACAGCATGTTTACGTTCTGCTTCTGGAAGTGCGTCTATAGCAAGACGTTCAGAAGTGTTTTCTGCTGATGCTAATTTTGTACCAACTATCCACTCTAAAAGACCCTCAGATGGTGGAATGTCTGGTCTACTGCCAAATTTTGGTGGTGGTGAATGAACAGTAATCATTCCTTTGCCTATGAGTTCTACTACTTCATCTAAAGTTTCTGTTAAATTAGCTTCTAATAATTGTTTAATTATCATTTCATCTGATTTTATTGTAAAACTACCATCAGATATTTCACTGACCTCATATTTCATCTCTTTCCCAGAAAGTGTTTCTGTTATGTTTTCTTTTAGATATTCTAGAATTAGATTTCTAGCTTCATCGATGCTGCTCATTATGGTATAACAAATACTTCTCTACGGTTAATTACACAAGATTCTATATCATCTTTCCAATGATTTATTGCCACATCAACTCTGATAGAAGACCCACCCATTGGTATCTGATCCATTCTTAAACTTGTGTTTAATATATCAATAGCAGTTAATTTGACACATGCATCTTCCACATCTATTGGAACAGTTGTATCACCATATCTATATGTCACTCTTACTCTGTTTTTTCTCATTATACTGAATAGGAATCCTCTAAGATATAATCTACCATAAGTTCCATCAAACTCATAAAACTCTTGATTATCAAGTATATCATCATATGTAGAACTTGCTCCCTGCCAAATCTCTATCTTATCTCCAGATGAAGAACTTAGGTCTTTTATGTTTCTATGCTGTAACCATAATGGAGTACCCCAACCAAATGTGTATAATAGTGGTAAATCATGAATTTCTCTTGTTATTGTTTTTTCTCTACCAAAGGTATGACCTATTCTTCTGTCTAATACTTCCTCTTGCCTGTTGATTATCTTTTCAACTTGTGTCTTATTAGGAGTGGTAGTAGCAGTAATGGGAATTCTAAGGAAATCTGCAACATCCTCGACTGTACAATATGTTGTAGCCATGATAATATAAATGTGCTATGATATTTAAATTTACTTAAATACAATGAGATATTCAGCAGAACCTGTTACATCTGCATATATACCATTTTCAAATCTTCTATGTATATTTTCATAATCTCCTACAGCCTCACCAAATACTGTGAATTCTGCTGCTGCACCACCAGCAACTCCATTCTTTAGTATTATTTTTGCTCCAGAAGAGCCTGCTTTTGTGACATGAACAGCAACTACTACTCCATGACCACCTTTTACTATACCATCAGCATTTATATTTGCTACATTGTGGTTTAGTTCTACCATACCTAGTGAGAGGTGAGACTATATATAAACTTTATGAAAAAAAAAACGGCTATTTTTGGACTCTAGAAGCCTATGACTAGAAACTCGAATACTTTTGAGTTTACTAACGCTGATGAATTTACAACTTCTGCTAAGATATTACCATTCCCTGAACCAGTGAATGCTTTGATCTTTTCATTAGTTTTGTCGTATTGCACTACTAGCTTTGAGTCCGTAAATGTAGGAATCACTGCAACTAGTGTGGAAATTCTGCCCTCTTTTAGGTCAGCCGACACTCCGTTGGTTACATAGTTATCAGAAGCACCGAAGGTGACTTTGATACTATATATTCGTAGCTTTGATACTAAAGCTGCGTTAAATGAGAGAGTTTTTCTCACGTTAGCGTTTGTCCAATCTGATGTACTGATTGTTAATGCCATTAACTGGATTTATATTGAATACTTTATAAAGATTATCCTCTTTTGCCACCAAAATATGGTTTTGCCCATCCTTCCTCTACCAATTTCTTATTGATATTTTCATTCTTTATCAATATTACACCAAGACACCTTCCAAACTTACCAACACCATATGACTTTAAGACACATTTCATTCCATTATCTTTAAGGATCTGCTCCAGCCTGTTCTTTGATGCTATGCCTTTCTCCTTTTCCTTCAAATCTGTTGTTCTGCTTTCTGGTGTATTTATACCATATAGCCTAACTCTCTGTTTAATTGTGATATTAAACCCCAAATTCAATATACAGTCAACAGTATCGCCATCAACAATCTTGATGACCTCGCAGTCATAGTTCATATAAAAAAAAAGAAAGTGTTTTGAGTATTTAAAGATAACAGCCTAAAGCTTAATATCTCTAATTTTACCCTGAGATTTGAAGTGTCTACAAACTGTCTCGCCCATTGTTCTGAATACGCCTTTCTCTACGAATGCGTTGTTCACGAATGGATAGGCTGGACTTCTTCTAGTTGCTTCGTAATATTCTGTTGGGATAGCAATGCTAATACCAATTCTTGGATAACCATATCCTTCTGCATCTGATGTATCAAATGCAAATAGTCTACCGATTTCTGAAGAGTCTCCAGAGTCGCTAGGTGCATCCTTTGATGGGATGAATGGTATGCCATAGATAGAATCTACGTGTATGCCAACTCCAGTACCCTTGAATGTTTGGATACCGTTAACATCGATTTGTACTAATGCTTCACCGTATGGATTTGGAATACGGACTGAAGGCATGTATAAACCTTGTATTTCGGAGTAGACTTCGTGTGATCCTAAGAACACGTTTGGATCTTTACCTGCTGCTATTCTAATCTTTCGTAAGAAAGTTCTTAGAGTATCATCGGTTAAGACACCGTTTGTGCCTATTGTTCCAGATGCTGATTCAACAGTACAATCGAATGCTGTACCAGAGTCACGGTCTACAGTTGCGTTAGCTGCCCAAGGATCATATGAACCAGTTGTACTTGCTCCTAATGCATCTTCCTCTGCACCACTTGAGACTATTCTGTCTAGTGTTTCAAAGTCAGTTGTACCAGAATGTGTACCTGATCCAGTTATTGTTCCCTCAACGTCTGCTAAAAGCATTCTGTTTAAGAATTCTTTATGCTGTACTGCCATATACAATCGGAGTGATCCTAGACCTCCCCAAATGTCGTCTTTGCTGTGTGTTGCCAACCATTCCATAACTTCAGATGCACTGAAAGGCAACTGAGCTGTCTTTGGTCTGATGTCAATTTCTTGCAAAGTTGGTTTGACAGTTTCTGCAATTAATCCACCCTCTGATGTTCCACCTAAAACGGTATTAGCGTTTGTGGTGTTAAGAGTTGGTTTTGCTGTAATAACCCTGAATCCAGATTTATCCCAAGGATATTTTGGTAAAATACCGAAGGCATTGGCTTCGAGGTTAAGTTGTGCCCATGCATATGCACCAAAAATAGCGTTAAAAACGCCAGTTGTTGATGTTGTTACTGGAGCATCAGCTTTTCTTAACAGATTTCTGTTATGACCATAGTAGAGTGCTTCGAGTTCATCGATAGTTCTTACTTGCACCATTTTAAATCAATCCTACCTCTTCATCAGAAGGTTTATAGTAGTCTCCTTTTTGAATTTTTAGGGCTATTTCTGATAGTCCGTCAAATCCTACACCTCTTGCATCTTTTAGAATTTGTGAGTAGTCACTTGTAATTGACTTGTCAACGTTTTCTAGTGCTGCACTTGGTCTTGGAGTTTCTGTAGAAAATGTGTGTTCAGATTTTTCAACGAATTGTTGTGCTTTCTGTTCAATCTGTAAACCCTTTTGGTCGTTACTTGTTTCTGCACCATCGTCATCTAACCCTGACTGTTTACCTGTTGGGTATGGGTCATTGTTAGGAATTTTGACTTCAGCACCAATGTCATCCTTATCGGAAACTTTTGGTGTTGCATCTAATTCATTACTAAATCCACTTGGAGCTTTTGCTGGGTTCTCTATGGTTTTTACCCTATCGGATAATCCATTTAGACCGTCAACTAAGTCTCTATGTGATTCTAGGATGGTTTTTTGTGATTCAACGACTGCTTTGAGTGTATCAGAGATGACATCATATGCTTTTTCAACATTTTCGTCTTCTTCTTCTTCCTCGTCACGTTCTTCTTTCTCGTCTTTGTGATCGTTGTCGTCTGCCATGTTGTTGTTTTTTTTATAAATGGTGTATATATAAGGATTGTGGTTATTTATACCTTCTTTTTGGGTTTTTTCTCTATAGTTTCATTATGTCTTACATTCCAGCCTGTATCATTTGTACCATAAAATCCACCTCTTGGACTAGTTCCATTCTGACCTGCTCCAGCCTCATATTTTAATCTTAATGCATCGTCTCTGATTGCTTTTAATTTTGATATACTCCCTTGATTACCTGTAACAAGTTTTTCACCAGTTCTACCAGAATATTTTGGCATTTTCTTATCACCTCTATCAACTCTTCTACTAGTATGAGTGAATTCATCTGGATGATGCATTGGTTCACGAGGCATCCATGGTTCGTAATTTGGATTATTACCTGTAACAAGTTTTTCACCTCTGTACCCTTTACTTCCTCGTGTTGGTGGTTTTCTTGGTTCACTATATTTTGGCATTTTCTCATGATCTCTAATGTTGTGATACAGAATATCTGTATCATCTTGTGTGTAATTTGGATTATTACCTGTAACAAGTTTTTCACCAGTTCTACCAGAATATTTTGGTACTCTCTTTTCTTCACCTATTTTTTCTCCTTGTCTTTTTACTAACCATGATTTATTAAGTTCTTTTTCTTTTAATTTTTTCTTTCTCTTTTTCTTTGCTTCTAGTTCTGCATGCCTAGCATCTGCTAGTCCAGTCATAAATTCTACAGTTTTTATTTCACTTGGGTATATATCAGGTGGAGTGACTAGTTTTCTTCCTAGTTTTCCTAATTTTCTCTTAGTATCTTTCAAATTTTTATCTATTTTTTTCGACTGTAATTCTGCTAATTTTTTATCCAAATCAGCTTCAGTCATTTGCCGTATTTTAGCCATATCTTCTTTTTCACCACTAGGTTTTGGTCTGCCTGTATATGGTCTTCTTTTCTTAGATCTTTCTTCAAGCTCTTCTGGTGTCAGTCGACCAATATCTATTGTTGATTGTAGTCGGTATGGTCGCACACCTTTCTTATTTATTTCTGACTTCTTTTTAGGTTTCCACGGATCATCCCATTCGTCTAATTCTGGATGATTCTCATATACCTCCATTTCAGTCGCATCTATCTGATTTTCATCATTGCTATCATGATCAAGATGATGATCACCACCACCATGATACTCTCCACAATGAGGACAATTTAAATTTGCTCCACAACGAGCA